ACCTCGAAGTAGCCGCCGACAAGTCGCTGGATGGTTTCGACCTTGCCGTCGACAGTCGCCGGGAGTTCGACGGGGTCGATGGTCCAGAGTCCGGAGGCGAGAGGCCGGATGTGAATCGCCTTGGTTTTATTGGGTGAGGGCATTGGTGTGCTGGGTTGGGATTGCTAATGTATTACACTTTTTGTTCAGCCGTCAAGTCTGTTGTGCAAGATGTATTGAATCGCCCGGATGGGCTGGACATAGCGGGTCAGTTCCTTGGCCTTGCGTTCGCCGCAGGACCGGAGTTCGCCTTCGAGCAGGACGACGAGGCCCTCCACCAGCGGGAGGACCTCGTTCCGGAGGATGGCGGCCGACTTCCGGTGCCGTTCCATCTCGATGGCCACGGCGGCGAGGTCTTCCTCGAAGCGGCGGGCGTCGTCGCTCACCGGACGACCTCCAATTCGACGACCTCGGTTGCGTAGCCGGGCCAGACATTCGACAACTGACAGGAATGGAAGTTGCGGAGGGAAATGTGCCACTCGTCGTAGGCGGTCATCAGGGTCCGGTGCGACAGGACATAGACGGCCACGGCATAGGGCGGTTCCTTCTCTTGGGCAATCCAGACGAAGCGGTCGACGCCGGGGTGCCCCTCGGGCTTGAAGGCGGCGTTGATGAGGGCACGATACTGCACTTCTTGCAGGTCATAACGGAAGTCCTTGACCGCCCACTTGAAGCCCTCGGGGCTGGCGTCCTTGCAGGTTTTCAGGTCGATGATGGTTCCCGTCTTGTGGTCCCAGCCGTCAAGGAGTCCCTTGATGCGGAGAGTCTCGGGCTTGGGGTGATTAACGTGGAAGTCGCACTCGATAGCCAACTCGGTGTCGGTCAGCCCGGCCAGAATCTTCGAGGCCACCTTGTGTTCCATAAGGGCGGCCTTCATCGCCTTGATGGCGTCGAGTTGCTTTTCGTTGATGTAGACTTTGCGGCCGAGGGACGCCTCGAACTCGGCCTTGATGGCTTTGCCTTCCTTGGTGCGGGCATCCCAATCCGGCTTCATCACGACGGCTTCGTCGAAGCGGCTGGGCGTCAGGATGTAGGAGTGGTAGGCCGTGCCGAACATCATCGCCTCGGTCGTCTCCTTCGGCTTCTCGGTGCTGGCGAGGTAGTGGGCCGGGCTCCGCAGGAACTCGGTGAGGGAGGACTTCGACAGGGCTCGGATGGCCCGATAGTCGGCGTCCGGGATGTTGCGATGGACCTTGGTATTGCTGAACGAATGGATGATGGAGGGATTCATTTCGCCCTCTGTAATACCATTTTGTTTTCAGCCGTCAAGCGTCATCTTGTGCTTCCACTTCGAGCCGGGGGACGTCGCCCTCGGACTTGGCCAAGACCAGCCGGGTGATGACCGAGTCGTTGGTGAACCATCCAGCGGCGGCGAGGCAGTCGATTACCGACTTGGCTAGGTTGTCGAGGTCGGGCCGGACTGTGCAAGGGACCTCAATCATTCCCTTGTGGGTCTTGCCCTTTCTCCTTCGCTGGGCCATCCGGAACACCCAATGCACGGACAGGCACACCGGGCCGGACAAAGGTTCCGGGGGCCGGTGTGCCCGTGCGACAGCGGTGAACGCTTCGAGGAAGGGTCTTATTTTCGCCGACCTTTTCTTGCCGACGAACCAGCGGCCGTCCCTCGTTCGTAGAATCTGTGAAGATGATTGATGTGTGGCCCGGGGGGGTTCTTCTTGATAAACGAATCCGGCCCGAATAGGGCCGCCAGATGACAGACTATGTAGATAGGCACTCCGACGGCCACAAAGCATAGTCCTAGCATTACGAGTATTTCCATAGCGGCGGCGAGGAGATTGAGTTTGTAAGTCGTGTCAAGTCCGATAACGTATGGAGTATGGAATACAAGAGCGACGAGGGACGACTGCCCACCGACCCGAACAACGAACACACCGGCAACAATCTCACCGACGAACAACGCAAAGCCATCCACACCCTGCTCGACGACGGAGTCGGCACGGCCGAGATTGCCAACCAACTAGGGCACTCGAAGCACACAGTCCTAGCCGTCCGCAGGGCCCGTGAAGACGCCGCCGGTGGACTCAACCTCAACACTTGGAAGAAGACCACCGCCGCCACGATGGCCGCCATCGTTGCCAAGGGTAGCACCCGGCTTCTTGCTGAAATCGAGAACATCCCGGCCGGGCAGTTGCCGCTGGCCTTGGCCATTATGACCGACAAGGTCCTAGCCTTGCAGGACGCCCCTGCGGTCGTGGTCGAGCATCGCCTACGGGTCAGCCACGAAGACATCAACAAGATGATTCGGGGCGACGTCATCGACCTTCCCCCGAGTCTCCCGAACGAAGGCACTTGACAGGGTGGCGGTGCCTTGTATCACAAGGCCCGCTATGATTCACGAGTTCAACAACCCAATGCCCGTCGAGACACCTCTCGGCTACGGGATGCTTATCTATGTCCGGGACGGCGGCACGTTCTCCAACGACGTGTTCGCCATCGTGCTGGACAAGGACGGCGTCCTTCGACACTTCACCTCGGACCAATTCAAGTTCGTCCGCAACGACACTTTCGGCATCCGCACCGAATGGGACCCGGAAGAACCCGACGACGAGGATGACGACGGGGGCGACTCCTACCATCACAAGCACTCGTTCGGACAATGAAGAAGAAGCAGAAACGTAGACCAGAGATAATGAAACCCGGACTCAAACAACTGACGCCTACCGAAAGGCGGGTCGTCAAGGAAACCATGGCCGCCATCAGGGAACGATGGAAGGTCCTGTTCTCTCTCAACAAGTGCAACCGATGAGCAAGATTCCCGACGCCTTCTGCGGGGTGTGGATTCCCCGTGAGGTCATCCTCAACCCTGACCTGACGCCTACGGCCAAGGTCCTGTACTCCATCATCATGGCCTTGGATGCCAGCGGATGCACGGCCAGCAACGATTACTTCTCCAAGATTGTGGGATGCTCCGAACGCCATGTGCAGAATCTCCTGCAAGAGTTGGAGCAACATTCCCTTATCATCCGCAAGCAAGTCACCGAGTATGAAAGGGTTATCACGACTATCAGCACGGCGTCTTTTGCCCGGGAGGGGGGACGAACCACAGTTCGTGGGGGGGGCGAACCACAGTTCGTGGGGGGGACGAACCCCACTTCGTCCAATAGAAAAGATAATAAGAAAGAGAATAGAGATACAAAGGGACCTGACTTCATGTTGACCCAGCAACCAGCACACATGACCGTCCCCGAGTTCTCGGCGGCATGGCATCGCTGGGTTCAGTATGCCTTCCCGAAGAAGAAGGTTCCCTATCTCACCTACATCGGTCAGTTGGAGTTCCTCAACAAGATGACCGCCGAGGAAGCCATCGAGTGCATCGAGACTTCTATCCGCAACGGATGGAAGGGCTTGTTCCCTGTCCGCAAATCTACGAAGCAAACCAAACCCCTAACCAAGAACGACCATGAGCAGTTTTGATGTGGCTTGCCATTGTGGCAAACGCTGTGCCCTTCTGGTGAACGCCGAAGGCAAGTTGACCCGCTACCACAGGTGCCGAGAGCATCTTGACCCGGAGCGTGTGCGGCACGACGGGCTTGAAGACCCGAAGTTCGTCCCGTCCTATCCGCTACTGTTCCGTGGAACGGAGGTGAGCAAGTTGCATCCCCGATTGCAAGCGGCGTCGGAGTGGGTTCCGAACGAACAGAAGTCCGGGCTTTTGCTCCACGGCACAACGGGCGTAGGTAAGACCCGGCTGGCTTGGCACGTCGTCAACCGGCTGTGGCTGGACCGGGCAAGCAAGGACCAGAATATGCCTTACCGGTTCCTGACCATGCGTAAGTTTGAGGGGCTCATCGAGGAATCCTTCACCGAGAAGTCCCACAGCAAGATGCTGGAAGACCTCATCAAGGTGGACCTGCTGGTCTTTGACGACCTCGGGAAGGAGAGGGGGACCGCCCGGCTCGTCTCCGACCTGTTTGCCGTCCTAGACGAAAGGTCCACGGCCATGCGGCCTACCATCATCACGACCAACTTCAATGGTCAGGCCCTCGTCGACCGCTTCGACGACAAGGAAATGTCGGCCGCCTTGGTCCGGCGGTTCCGGGATTACTACACCCTCGTCGGGGCTGGGGCTTGACATACGCCGATGACTAGGCATCTTAACTTCTGCAAGGCGTGGTTGTTGGGTCTTGCGGGTTGCATAGCAAATACAACCGGGGTGTCAGCCGTGTGGCTGGCACCCCTTACCTTGCAAGCCAGCATCGTCGACGAGACTTACCTCGACAGGCTTGCCGTAGTCGAGAGCGACGGCCGGGCTACTGCGGTAGGCAGGGCCGGGGAGTTAGGTGCTTACCAGATTAAGCGGGCCGCTTGGGACGACGCAGTCCGTAGGATGTACGGCCGCATCCCGGCGTCCTATGCCTACTGCCGGGCCAACTGCTTTGACCCGGAGAAGTCCCGCCGGGTTGCCCGGGACCACCTTCTTTGGATTGAGAGGACCCTCACCAAGGAAGGATACAAGCCGACGAAGATTTCGCTTTACATGTCTTACAACATGGGTATCAACATGGCCGAACGCTATGCACACAATCACCGACACCCGACGCTTGCTGACGAACGAAAGGCCATACTGCAAAGGGCCGAACGCATTTTTTCTCCATGAACAAAACCAAGAAATCCAAACCCTCCACGAAGGAAGTCATCTCCGAGCAGATGTTGACCGTCCGTGTACCGAACTGGCTCATGAAGTCGCTGAACGCCTTGTCGAAGAAGCAAGGTCTGTCTCGCTCGGACTTCGTGAGGTCCGCACTTGAACGTGCCGCCGCTTAACCCACTCTCCCAACCCAGATACAGACATGACTAATAACATCACCCCCGAACTCGCCGCCGCTTTGGTGGCCGCCATCAACGAAGCCGGAACGAGCGTCGTCGCTGACGCCCAGAACCCGTTTCACAAGAACTCCTACGCCACCCTCGGGGCTCACCTGTCGGCGACCAAGGAAGTCTTCGCCAAGCACGGCCTTGCCATCGTGCAGTTCCCGCACGGCGACGGCAATCAGGTCGGCGTCAATACCATGGTCATTCACAAGGATGGCGGCTACATCCAGAACTACGTCACCCTGCCCGTCGGTGAAACCGTGAAGGGTCAGGACGCCGGTTCCCTGTTCTCGTACCTTCGCCGCTATGCCATCGCCGCCGTGGCTGGTCTGGCTACTACGGACGACGACGCCGAGGCTGACCGCATCGTCCGCACCGCCGCCCCGGCTCCTGCCGCCAAGGCCGCCGCCGCCGTGGCTGGTGCCCGGGCTATGCTCGCCGCCGCCCCGGCTCCTGCCGCCAAGGTGGTCATCCCGGCTGGCGACAGCGACCCGTCCATGGTCCTTCCGTTCGGCCGCAACAAGGGCCAGCAGATTGGCTCCCTGACCGCTGACGACCTCGGCTATTGGGCGAACACTTGGGAGCCCCGTCCGTTCGAGAAGACCGGCCGTGTCTCCGAAAAGGACCTCAAACTGAAGCGTACCGCCGTGGCCCTCTACGCCGCCGCCACCGGGGCTCCTGCCGCCAGCGACGTCGCTCCTGACGACGTCCCGTTCTAATGGGACGGAAGCGGGACATTCGGAAAGAACTCGTCGAGCAGACGGGAGATGAAAATCTCCTGTTTGCCGACGGGTTTGATTCCTGCATCATAGGCTACGCCCTTTACAACGGCGTCTACAAGGTAATCTACGACAAGTCCAAGATGCTCATCGAACTGTCCAAGCAAATGTCGTTCGAGGAATCCGACGAGTACTTCCTGTACAACATCCAGAACGCCTACGTCGGCGACCGGACTCCGGTCTATGTCGACCGGCACTTCAAGCCTGTCATGGACCGATGAGCGACCTGTTCTTTCGGCGTCTTGTCCTAGACCATGAAGGCAAGACCATCGAGTTCGTGGCCAAGCCTTTGCACGACGAGTTGGTGGCAGAACTTCGGCTGTCCGAATCTAGGGTAGCCTTCCTCCGGGCAGAGTTGGAGCGACGAGAGGAACGAATCCGGGCCCTAGTTGAGGAATACTCCAAGAAGTAATGTCGGGCTTCAATCCCAAGTTCGACGCAGACCTTCAGTTCGGCCAGCAAGGCGAACGATGGCTGATGTGGCTAGGGACTGACCAAGCAAAGGTAGAGGTAAAGACCGAGCGTGACACTTGGATGAACACCAAGAACGCCGTGTTTGAGTTCCGTTGCCGAGACAAACCGTCCGGCATCACGACGACGCAGTCGGACTATTGGTTGCACATCTTCAGCGAGAGAGGCCAAGCGGTCATGGCCTTCCTGTTCCGGGTCGAAGAACTCAAGCAGTTCCTACGGGCCGTCTACAAGGACCCGGACAAGTACGGGGCTAGGGTGTGCCGAGGCGGCGACGACAACAGGTCGGAGGTTATCCTTGTTCCTGTTCAGGAACTGCACCGGGTTGCTCGCTGGCCTTTTTCCGCCTTACCTTGACGTCGGTGTCGAACAGTTCGTAGATGCCATAGGCGATGCCTAGGACTACGACGACGCCCACAGTCCACTTGAACCAAACGGCCTCAACGATGTCTTGAATGACCAGCGGGGCGGCTCCTACCGTAAGCCCGGCTAGGGAGATAAGCACCCCAGCCTTGACGCCCTTGCCCATCCAATAACCGATGAGGGCTATGCCTACACCGGCGATGACTAGGATAGTGCAGAGCAGGAGACAGGTGTCCCGGAGGTCCTCGTAAGCCTCGGCCTTGATTTCAGCCTGACGCTGTTCTTCGAGTAGGCGAATCTTCTCCTTCATGTCCTTGTTCTCGGAGTCGACCTTCTCGACCCGGTTGTAAAGTTCGGTAGTCTCGGTGTCTACGGCCTTTGCCTTGTCCTTCTCGTCCTTCATCTTGGCCTCGTTCTTCAAGGCGTCCTCGTACTTCTTGACCTGTTCGGCCGACGGCTTTTTGAGCCCGGACATACGCTCCGTGGTCAGTTCTACTAACTTGGAGTGCGGAGGGGTTACGCCCGGCCTTGCGGCTATCAAGGCGGCGGCCGCCTCGGAAGCCTCATGCTCTATCCGGTCAATGAACTTATCCTTCTCAGGGTTGTCGACCACCTTGACCACCTCTTTGACCTCGGACTTTGGTTCCGGGGTCGAGGAGCATCCGGTCAGCGTGACCGCAAGAAGCGAGAGGCAAAGAAGTCCCAGATTCGTCGGAGCCATTGTTCTATTTGTTTCGACGAAGGGCGAGCCTGATGACGCTTGCCACGATGATTACGCTTCCGATTGCGAGGGCACTTGTGCATACGATTTCAAAGTTAGATACGATACGGGATGCTTCTGCCACGCTGATGTTCTTGCTCTCTGTCACTAGGCCGCCGTCGGCAATCAAGGCTACTGCCGAGTTTGCGTCCGTGAGTGCTTGCATACCGGCTACCACCGTACTGGATGCCATGTAACCCGCTAGGCCAAAGGCCATCAGGAACATGGATTGCATCAGGATGATACTCTCAACGACGCTTCTTTTTGGGCTTTTTTGCATTGAGGTCAGGTGCGTTGCGGAACTGCCTAATGACCCAGTCTACCAGTTCAGGGCCAGCCATGCCTGAGAAGGTCAGGATGACGGACTTGTAGATACCGGCTAACTCCATGGGCCAGATGGCAAAGTATGAAAGCACTCCGATAATGACGGAAGCCAAGATGCGACGAGTCCACCAGATTGCTGGGTGGGCTTCATCGGTGATGAGAAGACGGGCAAGCATGCCAGCACCCCCGAACAAGGCCGTAATCCAACCACCTCTCTTGAAGTCTTGCATGGCGGCCTCGTAGTCGGGGATGTTGCTCATTTGGGTTCGTCTCGTCTGACACGCCGCTTGGCTTCCTCAATGTCGTTGTAGATTCCGACGAGGGCGTTCTGCGGATTGTAGAGACGGAACTTACGGCCAGCCAAGTACACGATGCTGTAACCCACGGCATTACGCCACATGGAGCCGTTTTCGGTCGTACTATTGGTCCACGACCTCCAGATGATAGCCGGTTGCTTAACCGGAGCAGGAAGCGGACTAGGCGTAGGCTTCGGCGGCGGCGTCGGAGGAGTAGGGGTCGGCGTCGGGGGAGTGGGCGGCGTCGGGGGAGTGGGCGGCGTAGGCGGCGTAGGCGGAGTAGGGGGAGTGGGTGGCGTAGGCGGCGTAGGCGGCGTAGGCGGCGTAGGCGGCGTGGGAGGCGGAGCCGGGGTAGGCGGTGGAGCCGGTGGCGTAGGCTTTGCCTGACGGGGCTTTATGTCCTTATCTCGGTGAGCAGAGATGAGACGGAGCGATTCCTCGACGTTCTGTTCAAGCAGAGTCTTGCCCCTGTTGCTGATGTCATAGAACCTAGTGATGGCATCGAAGAACTGAGCGATTACGCCGCCAAGATTCTTGAACCAGCGAGTAAGTCCACGCTGAGAACTCGGGCGGATTGGTTGGCCAAGAGGGTCGTTCGGGTCCTTGGGGAACGAAGACTTGCCACGCTCATAGACGTCAAGGTTGCCCATGTCCACCGCAGGAATGTCACGAAGAAGTGCGGTCGTGTATGGGTCCGAGAAGGCCATAATCATGAACTCCATCGGATTCTGGAACCGGTAGATACCCTTGTTGACGTTACTGCCAAACCTCTCTGCGTCGCTCTTTAGAAGGTCGTACTTCGCATCGTGCCTTACAATAGTGCTTTCAACTTTGACGTAAGAACCATCTGCTAGGTTGTGCTTGCCGTACTCAAACGGCTTCTCACCGCCGAAGTTCTGAAGCGGGTCTACCAAGTTCAACTTGTTCTTAATCAGGTCGATGAGTTTGACACGCTTTGTGTCGACCTTGGATACGTTGCCCTTCTTGTCATAGGTCGTCTTGCGGACGTCTACGTCGATGTTGTTGAGTGCATGTTCATGCACCCTAAGCACACGGGCGGCGGCAATCTCTATACGCATGCCGTCTATCTTGGCGTCAAAGTCTACCTGAGTAATCGTCCCGGAGGCCAACTGACGCTCGTACTTCTTGATACGCATGCCGACATCCGTGATGAAGTTGTTTCGCTCGGCAATCCATTGGGTTCCGCTTACGTTGAGGTTTCCTCCTCTTACCCTCTTGAACAGTCTGCGAACAGCCTGTGCCCCGGTGCTAGACTCGAATCCTGACGGCACTCCGCCTAGAACGGAGTTGGCCCCTAGTGCCTCTCCGTGGAATGTGTGCATCACCTCCTCGAAGAACACGCCCTCGAATCCACGACCTTGGATTCCCTCGGCCGGTAGCGAGTTGGTTTTACGGCGACCAGTAGCCCAGACCTGTTTGTATTCGTCGATGAGGTCAAGGAGCGTCCCCATCATAGGCTGGTTTTGAGATTGGTCGCTTCCCGGTTTCGGGATTTCGGTCCGTTCAGGTCCGCCCTGACCACCGTCCTTTACAAGATTCACATACCTATCAAGTAGGCTGATTCTGTTAGCAGGGTCGCCACGATAGACAGACTTGGTATCCTCGATGAGGGTCTTGAGCATCTCCGCCGTAGCAGACATGTAGCCACCCTGACCGATGATAAAGTCTAGTGCGTCACGGATAATGACTTGACCGCCGTTCCCCGGGCGAGACTTCCATTCAAGGAACTGCTCAAAGGTGTGCTTCTTGGGGTCAGGCGTCTCACCTCTAGGAATCTTGATGAAGGTGTGACCTACCGGAGTCGATACGCCACGGTCAGGGACAATGGCATTATTAGTCTCACCCTCATACGGCTTCATGTTGACCTGAGGGGAATCGCCGCCCGTTTCGTCCGGCTTAATAGCGTCATCCAATGCGTCGACAGCCTCGGTCAGGGCCTCAATTTGTTCCTCACGACGCTGGTATCCTTCGGTGTTCTCGAAGGCTTCGGAGTTGGATTGAATGTCCTCTAGTTCGTTCAGGATTTCCCTGAGCGACTCGATGGAGTCCATGAGTTCCGAGATGGCGGCTTCCTTGGCTTCCGGGGTCGTAGCCTTGTCGTAGGCTTCCAAGGCGGCGGCGGCTTCCTTCATGATGCCCTTCTTGGTGCCAGACTTGTTTCCGTACAACTGGGTCGTGTGGTCCTTGGTGAACTGCACGGCGTCGATGCCAGCCTCGACATCCTCAAGGATGCCACGGAAGGTGCCCGTGTCGATTGCTTTGGGCTTAGGCAACTCGACCTTCTGCTCCCCGGCAGGGAACTCAATCTGGTCATAGATTCGTCCGAACCACTTGGTGAGGTCGGAGACTTCCTTGTAGTTGTCGTACTTGGTTCCGCCGAATTGTTGAGTGGCGTCCCGGAGTTTCATCTGCAATAGCATGCCAGAAGCCCCGGAATCCATGATTTCCTTGTACTCGTTTTCCTTGATGTACTTCAGGAAATGACCGTTCTTGCCCTTACCGTATCCCAAGATACGCCAGAAGTTATCAGGCTCGTCGTCGGCGTCCTTGCGGTATCTGACGATGGCACCAACGAGTTCCTCAGGGTTGAAGTCAGCACCTCTTTCGGCAAGGTACTCCTTGAGGGGGCGAGGAGGCTGGCCTTCGCCTTCGACTGGCTTGTAGTAGGCGTTCTTGTCGATTCTGGTTACGGTCCTTCCACCCTTGCCGTCAGGTTGTTCGGTTGAACCTTTGCCAAAGATTTCCTCCCTGATGTAGAATGGGATGTTGTCCCTGTTGATTACGCTACCAAGGATGTTTTCTGAGCCAAGCGAGCGAACACGCTCTCCCGCTTCGGAATAGATTAGTTTCCCATACCCCTTGCCTCGCATGTCGCTACGAACATCAACACGGGTTACATAGGCATGCTTTCCGTACAGGGAACCTCCATAGTCGTGTTCAAACCTGATTCCAATTTGTGCGATTGGGTCTTTGCCGCCGCCTTCCCATGGGTTATCTATCCTGATGACCATTCCATAAGGACTTTGCTCGTCCTTGAATGGAGAACTTTGCGTGTCATAGTCTACCTTGATAGTAAGACCATCTAAAATGCCCGGGTTTTCTTTGGCGTATCTTCCCAAGAACTTGGACGTAAACAGTTTAGAGTTCACGTCATAAGTCTTTCCGGTAGGCTCCATGTCGCCTTCGACCGGCTTCATCCGAATGTCCTTCTTGGTCTTGTCGAAGGAGCCACGGTTGTACTCGACGTCCTTGACCTTCTTGGCATCGAACGGAATGTAGCCGAAGACGTTGTCGCCAAGGAACTGATTGGCGAAGTCTGGAGTAAGTTCAAAGCCCGGGTAGCCAGACAATTTCTTCTTCTGGTCCAGAACCTCGGCGTAAATCTTGTAGATGATGCCGTCGTATCCGTCCTTCTTGAGGCGGGCCTTCAGTTGTTCGGCACCACCGGCGTTCCTGATTTCCGCTTGGAACTGAACCTCGGAGTCGAAGTAGATAGGCTTGTCCATGCGGACAGCGACAGCGTACAACTGTCCACCGGGTCCCTGAGGGCCGGGCTTCTCATACTCAAGGTCTTCATTGACACGCCAACTGAACGATTCGCCTTCTTGGCGGAAGTCTTCGGCGACCCTGTCAATCTCACGATAGGTGAAGTTCTTGGCAAGTACCTCGTCGTTTGTGAAGTGGGTGCCCATGGCCGAGTCAGGGCTACCCATGCGGGCCCAATAAGACTCATCGGCCTTCAAGTCTGAACGCAGGAACTGGAATCGCTCCCTGCTGGTAGAGCCATGGTAGGCCAAGAAGGTAGCACCCTTCTTGAAACTCATGGTCGTTCCGGTGGCGTTAGACGGCTGTAACCAAGCGTTTGCTGTCTTGTCCCAGATGAGGACATACGGTCCGTTCATGTCTACGCCGTGCTTTTCAATGTAGTTTGCCGGGCCGCTGAAATCGTCGATAGGGTCGACAATCTCCGTGCCCCTTGCGAACTTCTTGAAGTTGCGGTCTTCTTTGACGCTCTCGAAGTCACGAAGCGGGCCGCTAGGCATGTCGCCTTCGGCTGGCTTGAAGTTGTACCGGGTGTCTTTCCGGGAGAACTCGCCGTAGTTGCTGGAAGCCTTTACGTTGGCCGTCTCTTGGCCGACAATGATGGTAGGTGTCTTCAGGCTAACTGAGTTGTCTTGAATGACTACGCTGTCATAGCCGTTCTGGAGCAAGTACTCATGGAAATCAACCCAGTTGCTCATCCTCCAAGACTTACCAAATGGGCTCATGGTGGTCATTTCATTTCTGGGCCTGAGCCAGTCACCCATGGAAATCTCCAGCAGGAATCTATCGAAACGGGACTGTGGGTCTAGGATGTCACCGCCTTCTTTCCTGATGTTCTGCTCCCAGTACTTCCTAATGACTTCAGCCAACTTCGGGTTCTTGAGTTCTAGTTTATGTGCCCCAAGTAGATTCGCTGGGTTTTGACTCCTGACATAGTACATGTCGGCCTTTCCTCTGCTTGCCACCTTTTGGGCATCTTCGTTCAACCCGCTAATGTCCGTGTAACCTCCACCGGCATAGCGTTCAGCCGCAGTCTCATCGCCGATAAAGAAGTTAGGGTCAGTTTTTAGTGACCGTTCATTAGGGTCAACGACGCTTCTTTCGGAAAACTTGTCGAATGAACGAACATTAACACCCTTAAATACGGTAGTTACGAACCCTTTGTCGTAGTTTGCCGTTTTCGTTGCGGCATCTTCACTCTTAATGAACGGAAGTCTACCGGCCCACTTACGGAACTGGGGGGTGTCAGGATAGGACCAGAGTTCTCGGGGCTGGTTTGCCCGAGCATCCTGAGCCCTCTGAGTCTGCCAGTCAGGGATAGCGTCACCTTCTGCTGGCTTGAGATTCTTGGTACCTACGGTGACTCCGTCGCCACGGGGGAGGGGAGTCTGACCGGCGGCCTTGTCCAGCGTCGTCTCAATGACACGATGAAGGTCCTTGACCCGGTCGTTGCGGATGGCGAACACGGTGTCGAAGTCGCCGCCGTCCCGGACGTTGTGAATGACGGCTACGTCATGGCCCTTGGCGAACGCTTCTTCAACGACGCCACGGATGCCTAGGTAGCCGACCTTCTTGTCCGGAGGAATCATGGACAGGTCAGCAACAAACGGATTGTCCGATTTGATGGCGACCTTGAGCATGTTCACTTTGGCCACCGTGCCGTCCGGATTGAACTCAGGGTTGGTCTGCTTTCCAATCTGATAGAGAGGAGCCATCGCAGTCTCGTCCGAGGCGGCAAAGAACACGGCCTTAGCGGCGGAAACGGCACCGGTAGTCTCTCCGCCACGGGACGGGTCAAACTCACGGGACTTGACTAGGTCCACGTTCGGAGTGCCATGGACAACAGTAGCGACGAAAGGAACTCCGGTGTCGAACTGTTGGAGATAGACTTCGTTCTGGTAGATGCGTCGAAGCGGAAGATTGTCGATAAGGTACTGGCCAAGACCTTCGACGTTCTTGTTCGGGTCAAGCGTGTCGATGTATTCACGGACCTGAGAAACACGACGGGCGTCTTCCTGAAGATTGGCACGGTCCCGGCCATAGTAGTAGTCATGGTGCCCGACCTGAGGACGCTTGAGTTCCTTCTGTATGGCCTCACGCTCTCCGAACATCTTTACCTGATTGAACAGTTCGTTGGCATGAGGAGCCAGTTCAGCGGTAATCTCACGGGCCCTACGCATGTCCATTCCAGTTCCGCCCTTTTTCTTTCCTGCCAACTCAAAAACGAATCCGGTGAGGACTTCGTCCAGAGACTGTGCATCCTTGGCGGCCTTCAGAAGTGCGTCGGTACCTCCAAGGAACGCCATTGGGCGACTGGCAAGAAAAGCGTCGTTCGTAGGATTGAAGTGCTTGTTGATGACGTCCTCGATGCCTTTGCTGTACTTGCCAAGACGGGCTCCGTTCGAGCCCTGACTTTCAAGCAGGTCGAGTCGCTGTTGAAGTTGCTGGATACGCAACTCACCTTTGAAGGCACCCTCGGCCATCATCAGGATGCGTTCGGCCTGAGCCTTGGTGACGACGCCTTCGACGATGCTCTTGGAGTAGTCGGAGTAGGATTCGTCTGCGGTCTGGCGGATGATTCCGTGAGTACCGGCAAAGGTACGCATGGCGTCGGTCATGAACAAATCGCCTTTCTGTCGGGCTTCCATGGCTTCGTTCGACTCGACCGGCTTGAACATACGCTGTTCTGCCTTGGTCTTTCTGACTGTGGCCACATAGCCCTCGTTATCACGACGCTTCAGGTCACGGGTTATTGCCCGGGACGCCGACTCGGCATCAGAGAAGGTGCCGATTTCCTTGCCATCAAGGTCGTAAGCACGGGCCATCGAACCACGCTTGATGATGTTGTACCCCTGCGGGTGCTTGTAAATTAGGCCGCCCTGCACTTCTTCGACGGCAAGTTCGCTCGGCTTGTAGTTACGGCGGGTGCGGTCGTAGACCTGAGAATGGTCGTAAGGGACGATGTCCGGACGAACGGCCACATGGCTCATGCGGTCAATACGCAGGGTCTGGTAGACGAAGAACTCGCCACGACCGGCAGGACCGGCGTAGCCAGCACGGGGAGGATTGATGTAGGTTTCACCCTGACGAAGGGCGGAGCCCACGATTTCGTGAAAGAAGTTACGCTTCTTGGCACCAATGTCGCCGCCGCCGAACAGGTCGGCAGAGGGGATGGCGTTCGGGTCGCTGAGATTCTGGAGGTAGCGGTAGAAGTCCGCTTGGAACGAGTTGTAGTCGTTGTTGTACAGGGCCCGGGCTTCGGGCATGCCGTACACGGCCTGACTGCGGCGACCAAGGTTGTCGTAGTCTAGGGAGTGGGCGAGGACGCCGAAATTGGCATCTCCGTTCTTCTTGAGGGTAATGACCGTCTCAAGCGAGTGCGGGACGAACACACGGCGGGTCATCGGAACCGAGCGAGTGCCGCCGGTATTGACCACACGGGGAGCGTTGACTCCGGAACCAGTCTCGATGGATTCGCCCCAGTAGTTGGACTGAAGGACGTTGGCACCCTTGCCCTTGTTGCCGGACACCTCACGGATGGTCTTGTACTTGTCGGCAAGGGCCTGACTCATGTGGCCGTTCTTGACGATGACCTCAAGTTCACGGTCCGAAAGGGTACCGATGATGGCGGTGTCTCCGTTTACATCGACGATGGTCTGGGTCCCACGCTCGTTGGCGGGGATAGTATTGACTGTGTCGATGATGCCTTTGACTCGGGTCTGATTTTCCCGACGCATCTGAGCCTCGGAAGTCTCACGGGCACCACCGGTGACGTCACGACGGAAAAGGCCGTCGAGGCCATGAGCATCCATGAACCGGGCACGTTGCTCCGGAGTCATGTTACGCAGGATGATGTTGTCGTTGGTGTTTACCCCGGATGCGGCACGGACCAAATCACGCATCAGGTAGTCAAGGGCGGAGAAACGAGTGCGGCCGCTAGGACGACGGAAGGCTTCGTCAATGTAAGCCTGACGAGGCTTGCCGGTGCGTGGGTCAATGACGGTTTCCGAAAAGTTGAATCCGGGCATCGACTTCTTGAGTCGGGCCTCGGTGAACGACAGCCAGCCCATCTTCATGTCGTCAAACAGACCACGGATGCCGGGCAGTTTACCGCCGAAGAAAAGGTAGTCGGGAGACTTATCGTCTAGCCAATGGTTGAAGTAGTAAGCACCGAACTCCTCAGAAAGGTCTTCAAGGATGGCACGACCTTCCAATCCGGACTCAGAGATGAGTTTTCCGTTGGTTTCCCATTCCTTGATGGCGACGTCCAACTGGTCCATCTTGGCTTTCTTGGCCACAGGGTCCTTGTACTCGATGTCAATGTACCGCTTGAACATCTCATAGGCTTCAGCCGGAGGAACCTCACCGGCTCGGATGAGTTCTCCTTTCGGGCCACGGGTACCGATGATGCTGTTAGTGACGGCGTCGGTAAAGTTCTTGGCGTAGACGGAAGAACGCATGATGCCGTGGAACAGTTCGTGTCCCATGGCGTTCTCTAGGGCCCAATCCGTATTGATGAAGATTTCGGTATGACCATCCTTATCCTTCTGAATCACGAAACCTTCCCAGCGATGGTACATCAGCGGGTTGGCAGGGTCTTCTCCACGAAGCACACGGCCCGGACGGTCAGGGTCAAAGGTATCGACCAACTTGTTCTTCTGAAGGTAAGCCTCGAAAGAAGCCCCATCGTGCATGTGCAGACGGGCTCCGGGGGCTACTGTATCAAGTCCGACAATGATGTGGTCGTAGGACTTGTCGTGCTTGCGGCCCAAGGCACGAAGGGTGTTCATGGCATCGTATTGGACCGTGTCAGTATCTTTGAGTCCTTCGATGACCATGTCCGCTTGGATGCGGGTACGTTCCTTGTGAATGTCCGTGACGCCACGACCTACGGCTCCACCAATAGCACCAAGGGCGGAACCGGAACCAGCACCGGCGGCGGCACCTTCAAGGCCACCAGCAAGGCTACCCAAGAAACCACCAATAGCCGCACCTTCAAGGGCACCTTCACCAGCCGCATAGGCATAGCCAAACAGCGGGTCAGCGGTGTCGATGATTTGGAGCATCCGCTTGGCCTGAGGGGTGAGTTTATCACCTTCGGCAAGCAAGGCTCGCTTGGCGTAAGAAAGGATGCCTCGCTGTTGTCCGCCGACCTGACGGCCAACGGCACCAAGAGTTTCGCCGATGCCACCGATTACGTTGGCGGCAAAGTAAGCGTCAGAGACGGTAGACCATCCGGGGACCTGAAGGGCAGTAGTCGTAAGGCCAGCCCCACGAAGGGTGGCGTTAAAGGTTTCCGGACTCATGCCGATAACGTCACCAAACAAGGCAGAGCCACGGGCAACAGCCCCGTCAATGGTACTGCTGGTAGCACGACCTACGAGTTCAAGGGGCATACCGGCAATACGCAGGGTGCCAGCAAGGGCCAAATCCTTGAAAGCCTGAGCCTTTCCGGCGGCGGCGATGATTTTCTCGGCGAAGTGTCCAGCACCGATAGCCTTGGCACCGGCCTTGGCGACGGCACCAAAGGCACCGGAAGGAATGAAAAGGGTAGGGTCAGCGATGTAGGAAACGGCTTGAGCCACCTCGGGGATAAGCAAGTCCTTGTCAATTTCGACGCCGAAGAACTCCTTGGACCCGGTGGTCTTGTTCTCCATGATGTCCATGGTCACGGCGTTAAATTGACGTGCCGCTAAGAACTGCTGGTATTCGGCTTCAGGGTCAGAGCCGTCACCGGCCAGCACGTTCTTGAACTTGAACAGGACGCTGTTTGGGTCCTGAGACTGGGCCAGCATGCCGTAGAAGTCACGGGTACCACGGGCAAAGCCTTCAAAGAGAGTAGGTAGGGCCTTGGCCATCTTGTCGTCGGCTTCCCATCCGGCATCAATGGCGGTGCCAAGGTCGCTAAGGACCTGACCAAAACCATTGGTAAAAGCGTCAATGACGTCGACCTCACGGGTCTTCATCCATTGTTTGTAGACGTCGTACTCATCCTTCGTCGGCATGTACTTGGAGTCCTCGGCCATGAGTTGAGCCAACTCATCTCCGGTGATAGGTCCCGCAAGTTCCAACTCGGCCATCTCTCGTTCTTCCGGAGCAAGAGTGGCAAGGAACTGCTGTTCCTCGTCCATCTCAGCCGAGTTCCCGAACATGGCTCCCTGAACGGGTGCCATGACCTTACGCTTGATTAGGTCGGCCATTTACTTGGCTTCTCCGATGGGTTTAAGGTTCCTCGACGAACGAAGTTTCTGCATACGAAGTGCTTTGATAGTGTCGGAAGACTTGCCGCCAATCTTAACCTCAAGTCCCATGGACTTGGGCCAGTTGACAAGTTCACGCTCCATTCGGTCCTTGAGGCCCTTGAGGGCGGCACGTTCGCCGGATTCGAGGGTGAAGAAGCCGGTACCCTTCTGGATGATGCGTTCGAGAATCTGCTGTTCGGGAATAGCGACCTGACCCGGACCCACGATGGGGATACGCATGGCGGCGATGATTTCAGACTGCAACTGGTCAGCACGGGCACGGGCCGTCGGAGACAGCGTTTCGTAACCCATCTCGTTAATCTTGATGAGTTCGTCGACAGCCGACCGGACGTTAGCCATGTGCGAGTAATCCTTTCGGAAGTTCATGGCACCGGCTACGGTACCAGAGAAGATTCCGTTAAGGACGACGCCATCGGCAATCTCCGTGTTCTGGAACGTGACGGCCTTGTTCTCGGCAATCTTGGTGTTATCCTGCTCCTTGTTGCTGGTGAGGGCTGTGACGTTGCCCTTGCCGTCGACCATAACAGGGATGCCATTGACCTCAGTCGTGCGAACCGTGGCCTCAGGGAACATCTGACGGTACATCTGAGTAAAGCCCGGAGGAACAGACCCGAACCGCTTGGCGTAGAACTCACGGGCGGCCGTTTCCTTCTCGGCGGCATTGAGGCGTCGGTCGACGATTTCGGTTCCGAGTTCAAGTTCTCCGACATTGAAGGTCTTGGACTTGACGGCCGGAGTTGCAGGAGTCGTGGCTTTCTTTGCGGCTTCCGTGGCGGCCTTGGCGACGGATTCAGGGGTAATCTTTGCCGCTTCTTCGGCAGTCTTAACGGCGGTATCTTTCTGGGTCTGGATACCAGCGTTAGCCGCTTCCTTAAGTTGCAGGAACTGGTCGGCTGTAAGCGGCTCTCCGGGTTTAATTTTAAGTTTGCTCATGGCTTCTTCCATCAACTTGCGAGCAGGAGTGTATTGAGACGGAAGTTTCTGCGGAACATACGAATAAGAACCCGGAACTGGAGCAACTAGAGTCGAAGTAGGATTACGACTAATTTCTTGTCCAGTAATCTCCCTGAGGACATCGAGTCCGGTGACGGTTTCACCGTTTGCGATGCGAGCAAGGTTCCTATCCGTAACTTCGCTAAGGATTTCTGAACCAAGAACATTAAGTTGTTCCTTGAGTTCAAGTGGCTTCTTCCGTTCAGCGGCGGCCCTTCCTGCGAGTTTCTTAAGACCTTCTTCCACATCGACGCCTACTCCAAGGTTGCGAAGTTGAGCATCGAGTGCGTCGGCTTCTGCTTTCGCCTTGTCACGCATACGTTCCTGCTCCTTGCGGAGAGTAGGGTCTTTCTCGACGTTCTTTGGGTCGTCAAAGCCAGCGGCATACTTGAGTTTTTCGTCACGCTTCTTGATAAGAGCCTGAACTTCAGCACTCTGCGGCTTGCCGCCGGTCTTGCCTTCTGCCTTTGCCTTGGCTTCCGCAAGGGCTTCCTTACGAAACTTATCTTGGCGGGCCGACTCCTCTTGGTATTCGTAACTTTCTCCCGTTGGAGTCAGTTCACCCTTAATGTCCAACTTGCCTTCGGCGTAGCGGTTAAGAGCGTCAATAAGACCTGCTCGCTGTTCAGGAGTACCGATAGACTCATCGGCACGAATCTTGGCACCAGCCTTGTCAAGATACTGTTTAACGCCTCGTTCAACAAACTCAGGATTGTTAGGATAGGTTTCTTCAAGGGCCTTGCGAACTTCGCCAAGATTGGCAAACAAGGGATTGTTCGGGTCAAACAAGGCATCCGGAGTGACTACGTTCTGTTCCGTAGCAACGGAGTCAGGAAGGTCATTAGTCACCTGTTCAAGGCGGTACTTAGAGACAAAGTCCTGCAACTTAATCTGTTCGTCAACCATGCCGATAGCGGCTTTGCCGGAGTTAAGTGCGGCCAACTGTGCGGATAGGCCCTTGGTCGGAGCGTTCTTTAGGGCTTCAATGGCTGGGTCTAAGGTCTTAGCCAACTGAACCATCGGATTTGAGGCGACAGACTTGAACATCTCATCGTCCGTGCCTTCGGACGGGTCGTCCTGCATGTAGCGGTCAAGCGTGGCCGGGTCGATGCCGGACGCTTCAAGGTAAGCATTACGGCGAGCAAGCAACTGAGGACCGAGGACCTCAATCTCCTGCATGGCCGCCGTGGACTTGGCCTTGTTCTCATAGTACTGTTTGATGCCGCTACCGATGGCGGAACCAAAGTTGGAAAATCCGGAGCCGAGCATCTGGCCGATGTTCGCACCGGCTTGTGCGATACCCGGAACAGCCTCGAAGCCCCCGGACTGATAGCGTTGGAAGGGGTTTGCCATTGTAAGTTAGGTGGTACGACCGACGTAGGCGGCACCAATCTGGCCAAGGCCGGAGAGGATACCGCTTTGCAGACCAGCCTGAGCCTGAGCCCGGGCGATGTTGACCTGAGCCTGAGTGCTGTACTGCTGTCCCATGACACCGGCCATGTACTGCGATTCCGGCTGGACGAACTGCGGACCCTGAGCCCCGACCATGCCGGAGGCGGCTCCAAGAAGACTACCCGGGCTCATCACATTGGAAAGCATGGGGGCACCGTAGGTGGCGGCGGCACGGTCGGAAACAGAGGCACCAAGACCATAGACGCCGGAAGCGTATTGGCGGGCCTGATTCTCACGCTCGGTTCCTAGGCGATAAGAGTTAAGCACTTCCTGAGCCACAGCCTGATTGCCGGTAAGGCCACGGGCGGACATAGCGGCCCGGGATGCTTGCTGGGCAAGCGTCTGCATCTCAGGGGTAAGAGTACGACCTGCGGCAAGCCCGGCTTGGGCCTGTTGGGTCATCGTAGAGAGAAGATTCGCAGAGCCCGGAGCCATTCCGGCCATGTAGGCGTCACGGGACATGCCAGCCGCCTGTTGATAGACGGGAGCCATATAGCCCAAATTGTATTGGCTAATGGCGGCACCAGCGGGAGCATACTTTTCGTAAAGATTGCCCATGGTTCCCAACTGGCCCATGAGGGATTCTTCCTGCAACTGCCGGTACATCGGCATCGCTTCACGTTCTGCTTCGGCGATGTCAGGAAGGACACGACGCTGTGCTTCTAGGGCACCAGACATTTCACCGTAGTAAGACCGGGCGTTAGGAGCAGAAATGCCCTTGGCGGCTTTCTTTGCTCCCATGATGGAATCGCCAGCCATACCAAGACCAGCACCTGCAAGGGCACCTACGCCAGCACCAAGGGCACCGGTTCCGCCAGCAACAGCACCGATTACTGCGAGGGGCCCGCAACAGCCAAGGCGGGAAGGCATGTTAAAGATTGCGGGCATACTCATGTTTTCAGTCCTTTTGTAAGTTCAAAGTAGCGGTTCTCTAGTAACGATACAACCCCTTTTCTAGTGGCAAACTTGCGTTGCTCTTTCCAATTAGGGTATCGTTCCATGAACTGCCCGGTAAGGGCCTTACGGGCGGCCTCGTTGGAAAAGATGCTATCCATGATAACTAGGTCTTTGGATGCTTCTTCCGCTTTCGGAACGTCCTCGTCATAAGGCAGGACTTGACTGAACTTGCCGTCGTATGGTTTAGGCAGGGGGTAGACTACGGATACTCCGGTAGGCTCTCCTACGTCCAAGGACACAAATAGGTAGTCTTTGCTCATGGCCCAAGCCAGATAATGCCCTAGCGAATCGTCGGCCCACGGGAAGGCTGTTCCTTCCTTATGTTCGTGGGTCTGACGGATGAACGTGACCAGTTTGGTCAGGAGCATTAGGCCGTCTTGTACTTGTAGATGCGAAATCTGGAGGAGTAAACAGGGCCAGAACAAACAGAACCAGCAAGACCAGTTTGCATACCAAGTTGAAGTCCGCTTCCAGAGCCAGCATTTGTGTCAATCTTGATGGTTTCAGCAGTCAATGTTTCAGCCGCAGTAAGTATCCATCGACAAGTATAAAGTTCATTTTCAACTGCTCCTCCACCTTGTCCATCATGGCGGCGTTCATAAAACAGATAAGAACCTGTTTGTGGAGTCTGACTTCCATACCTGCCAGCAAACTCGTAGACGTATCCAGCGGCCCCATAGTATCTTAGGGAAATCTCCATAATCCAGATTTCACCCGCTGGCTTGGTAAACGAAGCAGTAGTATGAAGCGAATTGGTAACTCCAGCGTTGATGGCTCCGTAATGAGGAATAACCTCATCAACAATATCTGTCAGGACATAGCCAACCTGTCCATTGACCTGAAAGGCACCCGTCAAATTGACCGTACCGCTGTTCGTGAAGTTTCCGCTGGCATTGATGTTTCCGGTCACATTTCCAGTAACAGCAAGGTTTCCGGTAATCGTAGCATTACCTCCAACGGTCAAAGCACCAGTAGAGTTGATGCTATCGGCTTCAAACGGGCCCGCTACATCAACCTTTTGTCCGGATGCAGGGGTTACGGCGATGTCAGACCCAGAAACACCGCTGATAGCAGAGGTGGTAATGGGAAGGTTGGAGTTTAGGATGTCACCAATAGTCGCCTCCTTTAAGGTCCCGGCATCATTGACGATGGTGCTGTCGGTAGCCTCAAGAGTGTTAGCCGTGATGTTGGGCTGGTCTGTAATGGCACCGACGAGAAGGGTAGCCCCATCGACAAGGCCGTTAAGTCGAACTCCAGTAACCTGTTGTCCGTCCGAGAAAGTATCTCCTTTGCTAAGTTGAGGCATGTTAGTCTGTACTCTTAGTATTCCTACCGGGTACGATGGCGTCAACTAGAACTCCTCGAATCGTCGGGCGTTTGCTTAGGTTGTTAAACCGAATCCGGATACCGTATGCCGTCATGCGAATAGGAACACGCCTAGTAGCATCTTGTCCGTCAGCGTTTGCTCCGTACTCATCCAGAACCCTGACTTTGTCCGGATTTATGGTTACGGCAGACGCACGAATTGCGGACCCGGAAGGAATTGCCAAGTCGTACTCAAGGCTGGCGTAGCGTTTGGACTCCATAATGTCGAATATGTAAGTCCTTGTATCGCATACACCTGCAATCAGGTTTTCACGGAAACTTGCCGCACTAAGTGTTTCAGGAAGATAGAATGGGAGAATGGGGGTTCCCGTAGCCTGACCGTATTCATCAGCATCAAGTTCCTCCATCAAAAATAAGCCCTGAGTGTCATCCAAAGCAAACAGACGACGCTGAGAACCCTTCTTGGCTACCACGAAGTTCTGAACGTCAAAACCGGAAGGGAAACTGTCAACAGACTCCCAAGCCTTGTTGATGAAGTTGTAGACTAGGATGTGGCTGTTCTTGGTGTTGGCGTCCAGCGGAACGGCCAGATAGTACCTGTTGTTCCAGTAGATTCCTGCGGAACGGTGAGCGTAGGTCCTGTTGATTCGCAGGATGACGTCATCAATGGGGGCAGAAAGAGGTTCAGCCACAGTAAGGAGACGCATGCCTTCAGGAGTATTGGTGTTTCCGGCTCCGGCGGCCTGAGGATTGAGGGCGTAGACACCGTTGTCCGACAGGAACAGGATGCTCCCACCAGCCTGAACTACGCTACGCTTTGCCGCACAACCCACGTCGGTAGCAAGCGACTTCACATAGGCATCGGCGGCGATGTTGTCCCCGGTGTCGTAACTGCCAGAACCGACGGAGACGTAGAAGATGCTGTTACGCATCATTACGACGAACTCATTCAGGGTCCAAGCACAGACGCTGACCAGACGGTCGTTGCCGCCGTCGTTAATCTTGAAGATGTCAGTTTGGTTGAACGACGAAGCGTCTAGGTAATGGCTAACCGCAACCGAGTCGATAGAGTCCTGAACGATGATACGGTTTCCGTAGTAGATGCCATAGACGGCATTGGGAAACTGATGACCAACGGTCGGAAGCGAGATGATGGTCCCGGTCGTGTAGTCGAACTGAAACGGACGCAGGGAGAAACCACGGGTGATGTAGACCTTGTCCATCGCCTGAAAGACGGTCACGACGTCAGGGTCCGTGATGGTCTGTCCTGCTGGATAGTTGATGGGCCCTACTAGTACGTTGGTGTCAGGGTTAAAGGTGTATAGGCTGGACGTAAGGCAAACCACAATGGTTTCCTGACCAGACCCGTTGATGTACACGCCGCTACCATAGACGGTCTGGTTAATCAGGCCGCCGTCAGTAAGGCGTTCAAGTCCCTTGCGTACCGTGAGGGTGCCCCGGTCGATACGCATGTTCTCTGACCGTGACACGAACCCGGCCGGAAGGGCGATTGGGTTGTCACGGGAGTTGAGTCCAATGAACGCCTTATCGCCCGCAAATAGCGGGGCAGGGGGCATTACTTGTGGATTTCCTCGAAGATGCTCTTGGCCTTGGCGACCTTAGACGAGTTGGCGTTCTTAAGGCCAGCGTAGAAGCCGCCAGCAAAACCAAGAACGAGCGAGACGATGATAGCGATGAGCATATTAGGCAGGGAGAGAGATTTTGAGACGGGTAAGTTCGGCCTTTAGTTCAGCCTCGGTCGGCTTAGAGATGAGCGTCAGAGTGCCGAAGTACTTTCCGCCAGCGGGGAACTCACGATAGCCAAGGCAGGACTTATCCTTAACAAAGGCAGTCCAAGAGACAGGGATGGCGGTAGGTTCAGTAGCCATAAAGTTTAGTAGGAGTAATATCCTCCAGAGCCATCAGCGGAGTAATTAAAGTTGTATTCAATTGTGCTTCCAGTCCCGTCATCATAAACGCAAGTTTCGTTATAAAGAAATGTTCCGTTGCTATACCAGTTGTTTCCTCCAGTCATTGCATACCCTCCAGTTCCATCGTGATTGTAAAGAGTAGTGGATGTGCCTCCAACTATACTTTGAGTTCCGTTACAAGATGTGGTAACGCTGATATACGCATTAAAAGTCTCAGAGTAAATCTCAACACCCCAAGCATAATATTGAACATCCGTAGCGGTTGCCCAATCTGTGTAAGTCCCTCCAGAACCATTGTTTTTTACTTGAACATCACAGAATTGGCTTGGATAGAATGTCGTTCCATTAGGACTAACAGAAGCCCCGCCTTCAGCAATAGGGTATGCAACATCGTATAGCCAACTGTTAAAAGTCCCAGCGGCAGGGTACGAAACAACCACGCTAGGGAACGACACGATAGTCCCAAACCCGTTACGGCTAGTGCCAGACGAGATGCCTAACCCAATCCTATTGAGGTCAACGCCCATCAGCAGACAGCGTAGGCGATGTGGACAGGGGTAGAGGCGGTGTCGGAGATACAACGGACGATGCCGTTGTAGTTATCAAGGGAGATGCTTTCGCCAGCCTTGACCTTCAGACCAGTCGAACCAGTATCCGCAAAAATCACGGTAACGACCGCAGAGGCGTGTTGGTTCTGAATGATGACGCTGACACGCCTTTCCGGGGTCGTAGCGGCGACAAGGGCCGTAGAAACGGAAGTGCCGACCGTTGCATCCGTGTGCGTGAACGAACGGATAAAGGGAGATGAGAAGGAGATGTTTGCCATGGTTAGTAAGTCTTGGTCATGTTGATTCTGTCGAACTGACCCTGCTGACGCAAGACCTTGTCGAGTTCGAGGTCAATGATTCCGTTGGCTTTCTGTTCTAGGACAGATGCACCTTCGACGTTCCCTTCGGAAACCATCCAGTCGGCGGCAGAACCCCAAGCCATGTAGGGCCCGAAAGTGTAAGGAATCTCAATCTTGGACCACTTTGCAGGATGCGTCGTGGGGTTTTCTCCTGCGTTGGTAGTCGCTACACACGCATAGAAGTTGCCAGAATGAGGACGTCCAGCAACCGGGACAAACGTTCCGCTATTGGACCCGGAGTCGAAGTAAGCCTGAGAACCTACATAGTAGACGGTCGTGCTGGAATAGAGGTCGCCGTTAAACGGAGTTAGTTTGATACGGTACCTGTAAAAGCCGCTATCAAGCAGTTTCTGGCCTAGGATGACCCTGTCGTTGGTCCCGTCGCTGTAAAGTTCATAGCCTACGTCGATTCCACGGGTCGTGACCTGAGGGTTCTTATTGTAGACGTTAAGCACCTCTCCGACATTGGCCGCAGGGGTGAAGTAGGGTACTTGAGTCACCGGGTCGGTGACGGTCGTGAAGGCGGAAAGCCTGATGACCTCAGGCCAGTTGGCCAGTTCCCATACGGAACGAAGCCGGGCGTTGCAGAAGTCCCTGAACTGAGCGAACGTCTCAGGACGGATGTTGTGTCGGTCCTGACCTGCATATTGCAGGGCCTCGAACAGAACATTGGAGAAGTCGATGGTCCTCACGTCAGGTATCCGTCTGCGGTGAAAATTGCACCGTTCACGGTGGCCCGCTTTACACGGTTCCGGACGGCGGTTTCTGGGTTGTCTCGGAAGAACTCCTTGACGAATTGGTCATCGCTCCAGCATTCATAGCCGAGACGCTGACCCCAGTAATGATAGGCGTCACCCGGGATGGACCCGAGTTTCTGGCCTACGCCCTCGATGCTGTTGGCATCCCGGGCATTTTGAAAAATGGCAGTCTGCTTGGCTTCAGCGGCCGCCTTGATTCGCATAGCGTTAAAGCCCAGACGAAGTTCCCTCTCCACCTCGTTTCGGAGGTGGGAGGGAATCACGTCAGCCAGACTTTGAACGAAGTCCGACACGCCTCGGATTAGGAGGCGAAGTCGAACACGCCGAACGCCAGCGGGTTGTAGACGCAGAGGCCAGCAACCGCTTCAATCATTCGGGCTTCGCCACCGCCGTTGTTCGTCAGTTCCGTGACCTGAGCGACGTTACCGCCGTAGCGGACTTCGACCATGTTGAACGGGATGACGTAGCCGTGGGTCGTGCTACCCGCACCAGCCGAGAAGTTCAGGAAGTGCGAGGGGTGGAGACGGAGTTTGCCGAAGTCGCCCTCGAACACGTCGACCGAGGAGATGTACGCCGAGGCGTTGGCTTCACGGTTGAAGGTGCGGATAGCGGTCTGGGTGTTGGCCGAGCCAGACGACGGGGTCGTGAAGACGAGGTTCGTGAAGGCTCGCTTGAGGGCGGTGCCGACGAGAGCGTCGTAGTCCTTGAACTGACCGGTCTGGTTGTAGATGCCGGTCAGGACACCCTGAACGACAGATTCGGTGAGGGCGGCCGTGCCGACCGTGGAGCGATTAGCCGTCGGGGTGCAGAAAGCATCCGGAACAGCGAGGGTCGCATCCTTGGAAGCGATAGGCTGGAGCCACTTGTGGAGGCCACGGGTCAGATACGGGTTGGTACCGTTGTCCAACTGGGCACCGTTGTTCGAGCAGAGCGTCGCTTCCATGTCACGCTTGAGGCCCTGAATCCCCTTGGCGACGTTGTTGGCGAGTTCCGACTTAACGCCAGCGACGGTAGCGATGGACTCCGTGAGAGGAGACACACGCACGGAACGGCGGAAAATCTGGATGTAGTTGCTCAGTTCAGCACGGTACACGGTGGCACCGTCCTTGACGTAGTTCTCGTAGGTCGAGACATCGGTACCATCGACGACGCCCGTGGTCTTGGGAGTCGGGAGGGAATCGACCTGCCAGCGGAACTGGGTGTTGCCGGGCTTGGAGCCCTTCTTCGCCATGGAGGTGAAGGGGGTGTCCTTAGCGTCGACAAGGGCGATGAGGTCAGCGAGTTCTTCCCGCTTGCCGCTGGAGAACCCGGGTTCAGTAAGTAGAGCCATAGTAGTAGACTTTAGTTAGGAGTTTTTAGGTGAGGAACTTAGATGCGATGATGTCCGCAAGGTCGTCACGGGACGTAGTTTTCATGAAACGAGCCTTAGCACCGTCGGTCTTCGCATCCCTTTCGGAACGCTGGGCCGGGGCAACACCGGGTCTGGGCTGGACAGGGGCTCGCTGTACCGTGTTGGTACGAGAAGCCGATTCTCGGGCTTTGATGCCTCGAAGGTAGTCACCCACGACCACCTTGTAGTCCGGGAAACGCTTGATTTCGGGGAAAGCCTCCAAGAACTTTTCTGCGATTACTCGCTCCTTGGCCGCTTTATCCTTCCACCATGGATACTCCTTCGTAGCAATCTGGTCCATGTGATTGACCTGTTCAAGGTACCGGGCCTGTTTAGGCAGGTGTTCCTCGATGGCATCCATGGCCTTGAGTTTGATACTACGGACATCCTCGGCGGAATAATCAGTCTCATTCCCTTCCTTGTCCTTTACCGTCGCCCCGTCGGGGTTCATCTCGCACCATCGCCGAATCTGTCGAGCCTGTTCCGCTTCCTTTTGGACTAGGTCCATGCTCGTCAGGTAAGAGTAGGGGTTCTTGGGGTCATGGTTCTGGACTGGCTTCTTAGAAGCCTCCTGCCGCAGATTCTCCATTTCCGACCTAAGTCGTTCTACCTCAGCCTCAGCCTCACGCCGTTTGGCGGTCAACTTGTCGATGCGTTTCTTAACTCCTTTGGGGAGGCCACGTTCGGTTTCGCCTTCGCCTTCGGATTCAGCCTGTTCGGCGTCTTCCTCGGATTCGGTTTCACCCTCCGTGGTTTCATTCGTTTCGTCCTGTGAAAGAACCTCTTGTTCACTTTCGGCCGTCGCTTCAAAGTCGGCCGTTTCTTCCTCAGGCTTGTTCTCGGACCCTTCGAGGTCCGTCTTTCCGGGTTCACTCAGGAAAGAGGTGCTAAACTGGTTAGCGATGTCGTCTACGGTCAGCCCAGAGAACTTGGGCGTTTCCGGGGTGTTTTGAGCCGAACCCGGGTTGGCGTTTTGGTTTTCCATACGAATAAGTCGTAAGTCTGTGAGCAGGGTGTTGAGGTCCCAGAACCTTACTTACAAAATGGGCCCAGCATCGCTTGATGCAAGGCTCCTTAAACAGTC